GGCTCTACAGGGTTATCTTCTCTGTTCCCGCCACAAGCCTTGCCACCAAAGGCGACTCCATTACTTTTAGCAGTCCCACCATAGAAGGAACCGTCTTTAGGAGAAACAAACTGGACGGAGAAAGCAAACATCCTTGGAAAGCGGAAGTTACTGAAGGAGATAATGGTGTATCGGCATCAACAATTACGAGTTGGTTTGCTTCTGTGTATGAACCAGACTTTACAGCCGTAACCCCAACCATTACAATCACAAATCAACCAGCGGGACTGACTGAAGTAACCGCAGGCAGCATTTCTGGAAGCCTTTCTGTAGTGGCAAGTTCCAACTCTTCAAATCCAGTGACCTATCAGTGGTATGAAAACACCATCGATAGCACCACTGGCGGTACTGCCATTAATGGAGAAACCTCAGCAAGCTTCGACATTCCTACGGACCTTCTGGCGGATACCTATTACTATTACTGTGTCTTAAGCTCTAGTGGTGCAGAAAACGTGACAACCACAGTGGCTACTGTTGTTGTTTCTTAATGGGAGGGTTGATCATGGCAGATAAAAAATTAAAGATTGACGAAGCCGCTGAAGAAAGAAGTACCACCATTGATATTGGTGGCACAGAGTTTAAGATGATTCTTACCACTAAAGCAACAAAGGAAATTGCAAAGCGCTATGGGGGACTTGAAAACTTAGGCGAAAAGCTCATGAAAAGTGAGAACTTTGAACTGGCCCTGGAGGAGGTTGTTTGGCTCATCACTCTTCTGGCCAACCAATCTATTCTGATCCACAATATTAGGAACAAGGATGATAAAAAGGAGCTTCTCACAGAAGATGAAGTGGACCTTCTTACCACTCCCTTTGACCTGGCTAATTACAAGAATGCCATTATGGCCAGTATGATGAAAGGTACAAAAAGGAATGTGGAGAGTGAGCCGTCAAAAAACGAGGTGGTCGGGTAAGTGATCATGAGTTATTTACCCGACTGATTTACTATGGCACTGCCCACCTTAATAGAAATGAAGATGAGGTATGGCTATTACCCATTAGTTATCTGATGGACCTTTGGGAGTGTCATAAGCAGTTTACTGGGATATCAAAATCAAGAGTAGATCATACAATTGATGATGTTATACCAGAATTTCTATAAGGATTCTATCCAACACCGTAAGAGGTGTTTTTTTTATGCCCTGAAGGAGGTGATAGTATGTCGGACTTTGGACTGAAGATTGGCGTCGAGGGCGAAAAGGAATTTAAAAATGCACTCCGTGAAATAAACCAAAACTTTAAAGTGCTCGGTTCAGAAATGAATCTTGTAACTTCTCAATTTGATAAACAAGACAAATCGCTCCAAGCAGTAACAGCAAGAAATGAAGTCTTAAACAAAGAAATTGATGCTCAAAAAGACAAGGTTAAGACACTTGAATCTGCCTTAAAGAATGCAGCCGAGTCCTTCGGGGAAAATGATAAGCGAACAAAGGCCTGGCAGATTCAGTTAAATAATGCTAATGCAGATCTCAATAAAATGGAAAAGGAACTGGAAGATTCAGCAGAAGAAGCAGAAAACCTGGGAGAACAATTAGATGAATCCGGTAAGTCCGCAGAAGGCGCTGGTGGGAAGTTTGAGAAGTTTGGAGGGGTTCTTAAAGGGATTGGTGTCGCTATGGGTTCTGTGGCACTTGCTGCAGGTGCTGCAACCATAAAGCTGGGGAAGGAAATTGTCCAGCAGTTTGGGGAACTGGAGCAAAACCTTGGTGGTTCCGAAGCTGTATTTGGAAAATATGCTTCATCTATTCAAAAAACTGGTGAAGAAGCCTACAAAAATCTAGGTGTATCCCAGAGTCAATATTTGGCCACAGCCAATAAGATGGGAGCGCTTTTTCAAGGTTCTGGTGTTGAACAGCAAAAGAGTCTAGAACTGACAGAAAAGGCCATGCAGCGAGCTGCAGACATGGCATCAGTTATGGGCATCGATATGCAGGTAGCCCTTGATTCTGTTGCCGGTGCGGCCAAAGGTAACTTCACCATGATGGATAACCTGGGTGTTGCCATGAACGCTACAAATATCGAAGCCTACGCTCTTGCCAAAGGATTAGATTTCACCTGGGCATCGGCAACAAATGCAGAAAAAGCTGAAGTGGCCATGCAGATGTTCTTTGAAAATACGGAGCAATATGCTGGGAACTTTGCCAGAGAGTCCACCCAAACCGTCACAGGTTCCATAGGTCTATTACAAGCTGCTCTAGGTTCATTTACGGCAGGTCTAGGAAATGCAGATGCGGATATGACAAACCTAACCCAAAATCTTGTAGATGCTTTTCAGGCAGTCGTCATCAATATTGTTCCGATCCTGGAGAATGTGGTAACAGCACTACCAACAGCTATGGATGCGATCCTTATGGCCATTGGAGACCTTCTGCCTGTTCTTCTTAGTACAGTAACGGATCTCTTCAGCCAGGTTCTAGAAACACTTCTTAGTCTGCTTCCAGAACTGATTCCAGCAGCAGTAGATGCAGTCATGACTATTGTTGGAGCGCTCATTGAGAATTTGCCGCTTTTAATCGATGCGGCTGTTCAGCTCATTACTGCTCTTGTAGAAGGTTTAGGGTTGGCTTTACCTGAGCTTATACCTTCTATGGTTGAAGCTGTCATCTTAATCGCAACAACCTTAATCAATAATCTGAATCTCGTCTTGGATGCAGCTTTTCAGATTATCAGTGGATTGGCTCAAGGGCTTTTAAATGCTCTCCCTACACTAATTGAAGCCTTACCCCAAATCATCAACAGTATTATTGGTTTCATTACCACAAATCTACAAAGACTTATTGAAATGGGTGTCCAACTTACCATCCAACTTGGTATGGGTTTGATCAGGGCTATTCCGCAGATAGTTGCTCAACTTCCACAAATCATATTCTCTATTGTGAACGGACTTACCAGAGGAATACCATCCGTACTTGAGGTTGGAAAAAATATCGCAAGAGGCTTATGGGATGGTATTGCATCAATGATCGGTTGGCTTGGAGAAAAAGTAAAAAACATGGTCAACGGTATTGTTGGTGGCGTTAAGAAGGTTCTTGGCATCAACTCCCCCTCAAAGGTATTTGCTGGCATTGGTGCTAACATGAGTGAGGGTATTGGAGAAGGCTTCACTGATGCAATGAGCGGAATTGAAAAGGACATACAGGGGGCAATACCTACTAATTTTAATCTTGATACTAGACTCAATATTAATGACTCGCTTCAAGATTTTAATCCTAATAGAGAGACCACGTCGATAATTCAACATACAGGAGTTATAGAGGTTAGAGGGATAAATACAAAGAATGAGTTAACTGGTGTGGTTGAAATTATTATGGACCAGTTTAGAAGGGAGGCCAGAATCAGATGATTAGACTTGAAACTACTAACGGAGAAGTCCTTTCAAAGATTCTTAAGGACCTCTTTCCGTTTGAACATGTTTCCAATCGTGTAGTAAACAGGCTCTTAGATGGTAGTTATCATGTTCAGGTAATCGGTAGTCCCCTTAAGAGTACCGTAGGCACTATCGTATCAAGTTTTAGACAGGCAGAAAAAATCAACCGTCTAATTGACTTTGGCACTCCACTGGTTATGATTTTTCTTGATAAAAAATATGAAGTCTACATCGATGAGAATATTTCTTGGAAACGGATAAATTTTGCACACGGTAATTTAGATAAAAGCCTTTTTGAAGGAACAATTAAAATGGTTCTCAAAGAGGAGGTGTCGAGTTGAGAAGCGTCACCCCCCACTTGAATGAAAAGCTAACAAGCATACAGCAAACCCCAGCTAACAAGGCTGATCCAAAGATGAGTATAAGGGTAAGCAGGGCCAGGACCACTGTAATGGATTCAGACTACTGGACCGTTGAAACCATAAGAACAGCAGATAATTTAGGAGATATATCCTTGGCAGCAAGAAGAAGAGTTCCCTATGGGTCTCCTGATAGCATTTACGAAATCCACATAGAAGGTGGTATCGTTAAAACCTCAATCAGGAAATATCCTGATTACTTTAAGCTAGGCTGGGTTCAGCAGTTTGAACTTGGGGAAGGAAGTGCTGTGGCCATAGCTTTTAACGGAAACTGGCAGCTTCATAGAAGAAAATGGAGACTTGCAACGGATGAGAAGCCCTTTATTTTCTGGGTGGATTCAGAGGGAGTCTTATGGAGTCAGCTTTGGGATCTAAATGAGACAAAAAGGCAAATTTCCTCCTCAGTTACAAGAGTTAAAGCCATAAGAGGCTGGAAGAATGTGAACTTCCCGGATAAGGATCAGGGGATCATCGTTTCCTATATTAAAACCGATGGGAAGTTATATTATTCAAGCTACTGTCAGACTGTGGACTTTACTAATGTCTGGGAGCCTGAAAGACAACTTGTGGAATTCACTGCAACTGCCATATCTTTAAATATGTTTATCACCAATGACTTTAGAATGGGGTTTACCATTGAAGATTCTTCAGGAAACATCCACTGGATGGTCACAGAGAGAAACTGGGCAGGTATGGCCATAGCAACAGAAACCATAAAGCCATATTTGGAGAAGTCGAAGACAGAACTGATAAAGATTACCTATCATGATGTGTTTGAACCTGCAGAAACCATTAGGGTCTACTCTCCCTATTCAGCGGGTTTAGAGCACATTTTTCATGATGTTTATAATAAGTTTTTATGGATCGAGAACCTTGATGATGGAAGCGGTGACTGGGGCAGAACCATACAGTTTGAAACTCTTTACCCTATGTATGAGCTTCAAGTATCGAACCTGTTTTTAGAAGATGTGTACTTTGGAATGGTGATCCCTGTAGGTAGTGTGATCCATATTGGAGGAAACAAGTATCAGGCTTCAGTATCTGAGGAAACTCTGGTCGGTATGAACAATGCTCAAGGTAATGTAAGGCTTACCATAAAGAACCTTAAAACACAGCTTGGTCTTATGATGGATGACTTCTTTATTGAGTTCACACCAGTTAATCTAGTGCCCATTGAGATACCGCTACCTGTGGCGGAGGAGGTGTGGAATGAGTAAGAGTGAAGGAAAGAAGATTGCGATTAGATTTAGTGACAAGGTGATGGGAAACCTTGATATACTGCCTAAACTCCCCTTTATAGTTGGAAAGTTCGTAAACCTGTTTGGTTTTTATGCGGCAAGCAGTACTTATTCATCATACTATCCTTCAAATGCATTTGATGGATCTACTTCTTCCATGTGGTACACAAGGACGACCGGTGAGCAATGGATACAAGTAAGTACTGTAAGACCCATAAGACTTGGAGGCTTCAGGTGGTATTTGGGAAGCAGTTATAGACCAAAGGATTTCAAGGTTCAAGGTAGTGATGATGGAGTCAACTGGACGGATCTTTTTACTGGAACGAGTGAGGATACTGCAGGATGGAAGGAGTACTACTGGCAGTATTCTGATGCCTATCTTTACCACAGATGGAACATAACCACCAGATACTCAAGTTACCTTTATCTCTATGAGATAGAGGCATACGTTCATGATGAAAAGGCTATTAAGGTTACTGGACTTCAAAGAGACTTTGTTGGTGGAGAGCTTAAGGAAGTAGACTATGCCATTAAGAAAATCGAACACCATCCTACTGAGGAAAATACCCTTCTAATTACCTTGCATGATAACTACCAGGAAGCATTTGATGAAGTAGAAGGGGCAATCACCATTCAGTACAAAGGTCAGCTTGGAAATCTAATCGGGTATGGTGGGGCTTTAGAGGATTTTACAGTAGGCTTTTATCCAACAGAGCTCATCTCCTCACCTAATCCTGGAATTGAAGAAAAGTTAACGGTTGGAGAAAATACCACAACAATTCTTATACCAATAACCTATCACAACATTTATGACCTTTCTGAAAGAATAAGGGTAGTGGGACTTACTATAACAACCCAGCTGATCTATTCAAGTATTGAAAATCCATAGGAGGAATGAGCATGAGGGCAGAGACAAAACCAAAGTTTCACAATAGATTTGACATCGTAGTAACCAACGTAGAGACGGGTGAAGTGGAATTAAGAGGTCAAGCTGAAAATATGGTTCTTGATAGAATCTATACCAGACTTGTGGCTTTTAGCAGTTACTTTGACCAGATTGTGTTTGGCACTGGTAGTGGAACCATGGATCCAACCAGAACAACACTTTTTAACAGAGTGGGCAATAAACCTTGCTCCACCGTAGAGCTGATCAGGGCATTTCCTGTATCTAAATGGACCAAATCCATAAGGCTTGAAGCGACTGAGTTTAACGGAAATATTCTCACAGAAGTTGGTATCAGCGAAACAACAACTAGTATAAACACCCACGCCATGATAACAGACGCAGAAGGAAATCAACTAACCATAGAAAAGACCCCGGTAAGGATCATAGATATTTATGCCACAGTGTTTGTTGAGTTTGATGAGTTTACAGATGGTGGTGAATGGTATACAACTCTAAGAGACTATCTAGCTGGTGCAGGAAGTGTACCCTCTAACACCTTGGCCATATCAACCAGCAAATATCTATGCCAGCCCAATGTTGGCATGAGTGCCACAGTTACCACAGATGCTGTAGCGAGAACAAGAAAATTAAATTGTCAGTTCAGCAATTATGCAGTTCTTGGAATCGAGGCTACAGGCAGCAGATACTTTGGAAAAACATTCAAGGATAGAAAACTGGACATCCCAGTAGATAGGCTGATATGGACAGGTGTTGGCTCTCTGCCTGTGACCTTTGACGGAGATATGTATTATGAGTATGTAGTTTCAGCTGAAGAAGCCGCAGCCAACAAGCTGTTTCTAAACTTTAAGACCACTGATATTCAAGAAGTCAAGGTAAATGGTAATGTGATCACAGACCACTACTTTACCGAGTTTGGCGACTTCAATTATTCAAGCGAGGAATTTAGTTTTCTTGATGTCCTTGTTATTTCAACATCTTATGCAAAATGGACTGAGGTAATCAATAATCACTACTTCCACACTGGAACAATCAGTAGTACGAGACAATGTGGGATGGTTGAGCTTTATTCAGAGGAAGGCTTTAATATTGTTATTAGTTTTAGGACAAGACAAGGTTATGCCAGAAGCTACTATGATTTTGCCACAAAGGATAACTCTGAAGATGCATGGGTCAATTACGTTACCGGATTGGGATACAGTTCCAATGAAACTACCTATAGATATATTCATGTCAATACCACGCAGAAATACTTGAGAATTAATTGTTATATTACAGAGGGCTATGGGAGTATGGAGTTCTTCGATTGGCAAAGCTACCTGCTTCCAATTATGAAGTTCAATACTACAGTTCTTCAAGAAGGAGATATCGTGCTCATTAAAAGGCACCATATCAACGAGATACCTAAGGGTACCAATTATCTTCTTAATGCCGAGGCTGTTTTAGTACTTGGGGAGGGGGTTTAATTGGATCTTGTGTTTTCTACGACCGGAATCATAGGTCAGGGAAAATACCCTGACTTTCTTCAGTTTCCAAAGATAGAAGGACAGCTTTTTTATCTGACAGGGGAAGAATTGTATGGAAAACCTTCTGAGAAATTGAACGGTGAGTATAGCTCCCCCACCTGGCTCTCTCCAATAAAGATTAGCCCTGATGCTACAATCAAGCAGCTGGAACTCCAAATTCTCCAGGGATTTGGTGTTGTGGGAAGTTATAGGACCTCTGATACTCACAAGCTATTAATCTATGAGTTTGCTTTTGAAATGGAAAGATACCTTAACAGCGGCTCCATTAAGCACTCCATGGATACCCCTATCGCCTCCTTTACCTTAAGTCTTGATAATCCTTTGAACGAAAACCCTGAGTATGAAGGTAATGTAGCCATTTCAGAAGAATCAAGCCTTCTTTCTCCAGGAAGCAAAGTGGAGTTTGAACTTGTTATGGGAGATAGTGAACCTTACCCAATGGGAGTTTTCTATGTAGACAGAAGCAATTTTTCTCTTCTATCTGAAGCTGTGAGTGTAGATGGTAGAAACATAATAGGTAAAGCCCTAGGGGATCAGAGCTTTGATGAGGAGAACTCATACCCCTACATGGTGCTCCATGAGATTTTGAAGGATATACTTTTTAGAGCAAACATCAGCTCAGATGAGATGCTTGTAGAAAACACCAGCACTTATGCAGGCTATCAATTTGATGCGAACATGAGCTGTCTTGAAGGGATCATGGAGATTCTAAAGGCTCTGGATGGTTGGCAAGTAAAAGAACTTGTAGATGGAACGGTAGTAATAGGTTCATCAAACTATGCTGGCTTTACAAGAAATACCACCTACACCTTTTACAGGGGTAAAGACATTTTTACAAGAAGCATTGTACGGGATGATCAAGAAGCCTATAGACGAGTATGCGTCCACAACCAAGACTTCTCACTTAAAGTCTACAGGGATGTTGAAACCTATACCGGTTGGAATTTACAGGCTAATAAAACTCTGTATGTAAATGTGCCTGAAGGAACCTCACTAACCGATGCAGAAAGCTATGCAAACCAGATAGCTCTAAGCCTTCAGTATGTTGGTAAGATCGAGAGTTTCACTGGGCCATTCAGACCACAACTTATACTTGGAGACGAAGCAGTAATCGTTAGTGATAAAGGTTCTTCTAACCTTGGACTCATAACTGAAATAACTCACAGGTTTGGGAAGGACGGATTCTACACTGATTTTACAGTGGACAGCGGAGGAAGAATTGGAAAAGGAAGACTTAGTGACTACATCGGAAAGATAACAAAAGATAAAACTAGCAGTAGCAGGGTTTATGAATAAGAACTGATGCCTTATAAATAGGGCATTTTTTTATACACAAAAATGAAAGCGAGGAAATTACATGAGAGATATTTGGACTTTTATTCAAATGGCTTTTGCAGCCATTGGTGGTTGGCTTGGCTGGTTTCTAGGAGGTTACGATGGATTTTTATATGCCCTGATCGCCTTTGTGGTGATTGACTATATTCTTGGAGTGATGTGCGCCATTTTAGAAAAGCATCTTTCAAGTGATGTAGGTGCTCGGGGCATTTTCAAGAAAGTAGTGATCTTCTCTCTGGTAGGCATTGCCCACATTATTGACCAGAACATTATCGGAGATGGTGGTGCCATTAGAACTGCTGTTATCTTCTTTTATCTATCCAATGAAGGAATCAGCATCATAGAAAACTCAACAAGAATCGGACTTCCAGTACCTGAGAAACTCAAAGAAATTCTTGAACAGTTAAAAGATGGTGGCGATAAGGATGGAACAAAGTAATGCCTGGCCATCTTGAAGGAGGAGAATAATGAACCTTAAAAAACTTATTCTTACAGAAAATGAATGTTATAAAGTGGGGAGAAAAATCAAACCCAAAGGCATAATGGTCCACAGCACCGGAGCTAACAATCCATATCTTCGTAGATACGTTGGTCCAGATGATGGCATCTTGGGAGAAAACCAGTACAACAATCATTGGAACCAACATAGACCCAGTGGTAGACAAGTTTGTGTCCATGCCTTTATCGGAAAACTTAAAAATGGTACCGTCGCTACCTATCAAACCCTGCCATGGGATCATAGAGGCTGGCATGCGGGTGGAGAGGCCAACAACAGTCACATCGGGTTTGAAATCTGTGAAGACAACCTAACCGATGCCTCTTATTTCAATGCAGTTTATAAAGAAGCCACAGAGCTTTGTGCGCATCTTTGCAAAATTTATGACCTGACGGAGAAAGACATCATTGGCCACTATGAAGGCTATCAAAAGAGAATCGCCAGCAATCATGGAGATCCTCGGCACTGGTTTTCTAGTTATGGTAAGAGTATGGATACTTTCAGGGCTGACGTTAAAAAGCTACTGACGGTTACTGCTCCACCAACTAAGAAGCTTTACAGGGTTCAGGTCGGGGCCTACAGCGTTAAGTCCAATGCTGAAGCAATGCTAGCTAGAGTAAAAGCTGCAGGCTTTAAAGATGCCTTTATCAAAACTGAATAAGTAAGCAACATGCCCTTGGAGGTTTAAAACTTCTGAGGGCATTATTTTTTTTGTTATTTCACGAAACCGTCAGATTTCCATTCATCTTATGGCTACCAGATAGAGGGGAACAAATAATGACCCTTTAGAGAGAGGTGAAGGATATGAAACACAACTTGAAGATCAGTGTTTCAAAAATGCCACAGACAGGCGGAATCGTTACTTGCCGTAATGTCACCGTAAGGGAGCGCATTCTACGTTTCCTCCTTGGAGAT